GACACCCTGCAAGTAAGCGGATCGTGCGAGTAGAGCAATCCCATCGCGGGCGGCTATAAAGTTCATTCCCTCTACGGCCACAAGAAAATGATCTACCATACCCTCGGTGCGATCACGCGCAATCTCCTGCACCGAAAATGGCGGGACGAAAAGTGAAACTTCGTTGATCGCTAAAGACCTTTTTAGGCGGTCAAGTTTGGTTGGTCTGGCCATTTCCCCCTCCATCCACCCCTTCCGCAGTATCCAAGATTTCTTGGATCGTCCGAAGTTTAATCAAGGGCGCCCCGCGCTTCTCGCCGCAACGGACACGACGACGGCCATGAGCGCGACAAATAAAAATGGAACGATGATGGACGCTATTCCGACTGCGTGCGTACACGCCTCGACTGCATTTGTGATTTCCATTTTATTTCCTCGCTTTCTCAAGTTCCGCAATCAAGGTTTGGAATTTCGCCGCCGGAAATTGTTTCGGTGCGCCCTTGTGCCCGAGTTTTTTCATGATGCCGAGACACGAATGCATCGTGAGTTTCAAATCCGGTAGCAGCCCATAAAGCTGGTCGAATTGGTCCGCCGTGATCGGCCCGCTCGCCTCGGCTTTCACTTCGGCTTGAGGCTTCTCTTTGATTTTCGATTCGCGGGCTTCGCGTTGCGGAGCTTCCTCGACAATCTTTTCCTCTCGCAACACTTCGGCCATCGGAATAGATTCACCGTGCCCGTTGTCGAGCGCGGGCAATTCGACTACCTGGTGAATCCCCTGCTGCCTGTACTCGTCCCGGATGCTCGCCTGAATGAATGGAATGAGCGCGGGAGATTGCGGCAGACGCTTTGCGAGACGGCGAATCGGAGTTTTTCTCCACATTTCGTTTTCGTGCTCCGTTTGCCAAACGCTCTGTCGGCCCTTCTTCTCCGTGCGCTTTATCACGGCGTTCTTGATTCTCTCGATTTGCTCCGCGTCCATGTACTCAAAAACGGGACGCGAGCGAACCATGTCCGCAATCGCGTATGCGCCCAGGCGTTCCCCGCGCTTCGATTCCGGCGCGTCCAGCGGAACATGAACGAGCGAACGATTCGATCCCAGCGAAATATGGAATTCATCTTTCGAGAATCGAATCTCGCCCACAATTTCGTTCACCTCCCCGGAGCGCCGCGCGAGTTCTTGCAGCCCGCGATAGCCGTACATCACCGTGCAAACGCCGGAAAACGGAACGAGGTAGCACTGGCCGAGGTGCAAATCGAGCGAGAGCCCGGCCTGAGCGACTTCGGCGATCGAAGTGAAAATCGAATACTCCGTCGCCCTCTGTAGGGCTTCACTCGCCTTGATTACGGTTAGCGCCTGCCTCACAAGGGCGGGCGCTAGGATGATGGATTGTTGTGGCAGGGCTTGAACGAGCGCCTGCATGAATCGGGAATCTTTCTTTCCCGCGATGGCGTCGATCTTTTCGATGATGGCGAGATTGCTCATGCTCGCCTCGAAACATCGACGGGCGTTTTGACAAACGAAATGCCCGGATAGTTGAACGCCTCTTTTTGGTCGCTGGCCATCTTGCGAAACGCCTTTTCGATGTCCGGTTGCGCCATGCGAAGCGTGTTGAGGAAAACTTCATTGTTGAGGCACAGCCCCAGGAATTTCTTGAGGTCCGTGATTTGCGCCGTGTACTGGTAGCGAAGCGTTGCGCCCATTTCCTGCGCCACGTTCGCGGCCTTCGATTCGACGATGGGCGCGGGAGTCGAAAGCACTTCCTGCTTGATTGCGGCAACGGCCTGCCGATCCGCGCCCGCTTCCCGCGCGGCTTTCGCGGCTTCCTTTGCCGCCGCCTCGTTTGCCTTGCGCTGCCTTTCGTCCGCTTCCCATTGCGCGCGGCGGAGCTTCTCTTTTTCGGCGGAAAGATATTGCGCCCGCGAGGTTTTCAGATTGCGAATCGCATCGCCGAGGGAGGACTTCAGCGCCCACTTGCGAATCGTGAGCGTTACCTCAAAATCCTCGAAGCCCGGTATCTCCCGAAATTTCTCGGCGGCGCGCTGAACCTTTTCGCGGAGCGTGGCCGTAAAGGTTTCGATTTGCTCCATGCGAATTTCCGCATCCTGCAAAACGACGCTGGCGGATTCCAGTTGCTTTACGTTTGTGATTTTCTCGGCTTGCACGGTCGCAAGGGATTTCTTTGCGGCCTGCGAGAGTAGGGCGAGCGCGTTCTCCGGCTCGTACTTGATTAGGACAAGTGGGTTGTCCGCATATTGCTTTTCAGAAACAGCGGTGCTATTTTTGCTCATCTGATTGACTCCTGTTATTTCGATTTGACTCCAACGCCCTCGGCTTCCTACCGAGGGCGTTACTTTATACCAAACGGTTGCGAATTTTCCAGACCGCAATTCTGGCGCACGCGAGCGCCGTCGCTAGGTCCGCCGGCCATTGCATGAGCCCCCAAGTTTTTAATCCGTAGTTACCATCGGCCCCAATTCTCACAGCCGCCCTTTCCCACCATATCGCGCTGTCCAGCAAATGGCCGTAGAGCACAGTCTGGAGTGCGACCGCTGGAGAAATTGCTCCACTCTTTACATCGACTATTGTTTTCTTGCCTCTCAGCAATCCGGCAAAATCGAGTCGGCCACGGATACCAAGCGTTTTACACTTAACTTCCTTTTCAATATGAAGAGGAATAAAACCTGTCTCACGCATAAATCGCTCAAATCCTCTGAGATGGCCCGACAATTCATCTGGCACGGATCGGCGGTCCAGAGTCCCTTTCGCGGAAAGCTCAATGAGCCTATGAATCTCACTTCCCTTCCAGCGGCTTTCGTCATCGACAAACGAAAAATCAGTCACGCCGGCAACGGCGAGCGCCCGCGTGATGCCGATGAAAATCGTTTTCACTTTTTATTCCAGAGAAGCCGCGAGACTTTTTCGATGTGCTCGATGTGCAGTTTGTAAATCTCAACGTCTAGCACGGAGTAGCCATTCCCGCCGCCCAATGCATCGGCAATCTCGCGCCACTCGTCGAAGGAATACTCCTCGCAACCAATGCGCAGATTTCCGTCCTGCGTTGTTTGCATGAAGTGTTTATGACCGGGGATTTGAATTGGGAATTTGTCGATGCCTTCCGCGCCGCACAGGTTCGCGTCGCACAGGTTCGCGCCGCACAGGTTCGCGTCGCGCAGGTTCGCGTCGCGCAGGTTCGCGTCGCACAGGTACGCGCCGCTTTTGACGGCAGCCTCAATGCAGAGCTTGAGCGTTTCGGTTTCGAGCGAGAAAAGAACGCCGCCAGTCATCCACGATTTAATTTCGATCATTTCGATCCTTCTTCCTTGCGCGCCAGTTCGTTCTTGAGCGCGCGGTTGACATGGAGTTACTTCCCAGCCTTTGTAGCAGCCCGAAGCAATTCAATTACAAGGGCTTGCAACGTCATGCCGCGCGTGACGGCCTTGACCTTGAGAAGTTGCCTTAGATCATCTGGGAATTTGCGGACATTCAATGTGCTTGTATTCATGGGCGCATTTGTACCATTGAATACAAATGCTGTCAAGGCCATAATATATTCAATGTTTTATTGGGTTTTTACTGCCATTGCCCGGTAAGGATTTGTTGCTCAAGCCGCGTCGCCCGGTCTTTCACCTGAACGGCCCATGCGGAGTTTTGCATTTCGTACGCTGCCGCGCGCCAGTCGCCTTGCGCCATTGCTGCAAGAAATTTCGGGAATCGTTCGAGTCCGTTGAATCCGAGGTTGAATCCCATGTTGACGAGCGCCGCTTGCCGCACCGCATCGAGATTCTGAAACCACGGCAAGCGGGCACTGAGGGTTTCCGTGATGTATTTCACATCGTTTTGGAGAAGGGTTTCTATTTCGTCATCGGCGAGGCCGTCGGACGAAAGATTGCGCCCCACGCCTATCGTCCAGTCTCCGGCGGTATCGCGGTACGGGAATCGCCGCACGGCCTCATCACGCCGGAGTTGCTCGAAAATATCCATTAGGCCGCTGCGACTTGATTCACATTCAGGACGGCCACAACCGCGTTGATGATGTTATTGATTTGCGTGGAATTATAGGTGAGCCCTTCCTTTGTGAGAAGTTCCGTCACGCTCGGTCCCACGATGGAAATAACCTGCGCGAGCTTTTGCGGTCCAGTCCCGGTTGCCGCGCCCATTGCGGCAAACTTCTGCTCGACGGTCGCAACGGCCTGCTGAATGAGGTCAACGGAATTCACGACGCCGGAGATTGTGGCCACTTGCGCGGGGAAAAGAATGCCGGCGAGCGATGCGGCGGCCGGCAGATACTTCACCACGTCCGACCATGCGAGTTTGATATCCGCGCCGATTTTCTCCATCAGGCTGATAAACTTTCCGCTCATATTCCCTCTTTCGCTTTCGTCACGATTTCCGTGATCTTGGATTGGATAGCCGTGCATGAAACGTAAAACGGTTTCTTGGTGCAAGTGACGTGCAGGGTTTGCGCCTCGGCATCGTAATTCCAATCGAAGTAGCAGCCTTCGATTGTGGCCGTCGCGCCATCGAATTTAGCGCCCGCCGCCGTTCCCTCGGCGAGTAGTTTGGCGTGCAGCGCCTGGTCGATTCCCTCGATTGTGATTTCGGGGCACGGCACCTGAACCTCGTCATACTGCGGATTCTGCGTCACGTCTTTCCAGATCAAATGCCTCAGCCAGTTCACGATTTCGGCGGAAGCGGCGGCGCATCTTCCGGCTTCGCTCCGTAAATCACGGTCTGGAAAAACTTGCGCGGATTGATCCCGCCGTAATAGTGAACGATCAAAAGGAATTTGTCGTACTTCGGCGAATTGATAATCTCCCGAGGCGGCGCCACGCCGTAGACGAGCTTCCAGAAAATCATCCATCCCCAAGAGCCGAGGATTAGATATTTCCAGAGTTGCGGCGAAATGTAGTCTGGGATTTGCATCACAGTACCAACCGAACGAATTCCCGTTCCGCTCCCACCAGTTCATCCTGGAGTTCTTTTGTGCGCGCTTCGTTCTCGGGCTTCCGCTTCGCTTCGTCGATCCGCGTTTCGAGTTCATGGACCCGCAAGAGCACGCGAAGGGGATTCAGAAAATCGCTCGCCGTGGGACGTATGGGGAAAGGCTTACTCGTAAGGTGCGTCACGGGATCCCTCAAGTCCAGATAGTTCACCACGATGCTTCTGGCCAGTTGCGCGGCCCTCAGTTCGATTGGATCGTCTGCGTTCATGCGTCTCACCAATCGGCCTCCGTAAAAAGATGGTACGCGCACGCACATTGCCGCGCATGTCAATTTACATGACGATAGGCGTTTCTCTAAATAGCGGATTGGAAAATCTCAGCGCGTGACCTGGTAGTTTACGGTTGCGCTCGCAGGAGTGATTGAGCCTCCGGTATCGTTGACGAGGTAGAGGTCGATTTCTCCGCCGCCCGCATCGGGATAGGCGATGATTTCCAGTCCGCCATTTGAGGATGGAGCGTAGCCAGTCGTGCTCGTAGGATCGGCGTTGAGCGTGAGCGTCACGCGGTCGGTAGTCAGCATTCCGGTGCAAGCGGTTTGCTGAGGCGCGGAGCTGGACGCGCCGTACTTCGTTCCGCTGGCCATCGCCGTGCCGTTCGGCAGCGTGATCGCTCCGTGGCAAACCTGCGTGATTGTTGCCGCGCCGGAGCACGCCGAGCCAGTCGAGGAAAAAACTCCCGAAGTAACTTGCGCGCATCCCGTCGCGGAACCAATCGTGACCGTGTTCGTAAACACTTCCGTGCCGCTGTGCGTATTGTTTCCGCTAAACGCATTGTTCAATTCGAGCACGGCATCGTGGTAGGTCTGTGCCGCCGTTTTTCCCGGAGGCACGAGAAACGGAAAAGCAGCCACGACGATAAGCAGTCCGACAAGGGTTCCAAAAATGTAAGGCTTCATGGCGAAATTATCCTCTAAAAACTGGTGAAGTTTCGCGCCAGTTCGCGCGAACGTATCCGGCCTGCTAACTCCGTCGCAATCTTTTCAGCCGCGCGAATCACGTCCTTCTCGAATTGCTCGGGCGTGGCATCGTGCGCCCCGGCGTGATTCATCTTGCGCGTCATCGCGTCCGCGCCGCATGTCACTGTGATTGACACCACGCCCTCGTTCCCTTCGGCCTTCGCGCTGGCCGTGAATGTGTACGCGCCCACGGTGATCGGTGAAAGTTGTTTCATTGGATTGTCCAGATGGCCACGCTCGTCACGCTCGCTTGGCACTGAATTCCCGAAAGCGTGAAGGAAACCGAAACATTGCCCACTTGGGAGATTCCGCCGAGATATTGCGTAATGTCGATTGGTCCACTTTCAAAGTAATGAACGTGAGCGACCGCGCTTGTCCTCTGCCACAAAACCGTGCCCGTGGGCGTTACGAGGGAGATTGTCCAATAGGCCGTTAGTGAGTGGTTTTGGTTCGGCGAGATTTCCGCGCTGTACTGAAGAAGGACTTGGCCAGCCCTTTGCAGGACCGACGCCGCCCCTGCCAAGGTAAGTGTTGCTGTATCGCTGCCGCCTGAAGTGTTGAGCACCGCAAAATCCGTTGGCGCTCCGTCGATAGCATTCCCTGGATTTGTAACCGTTCCGGAACCCGTCCCGCCGCCTGTCGCGGTGGTAAATGAGTGAACGGAAGTCACGCCAGTTTGCGCTCCCCCTCCACCGTCGCCATTCCCGTAGGTTGTGACCCCCGCCGCAACTGGCGTGCGAATCGAACCGACAAACATGTATCCCGATGCTTCGATAGCTTGTTCTTTCGTCGTGCTCGCAAGGTAAGTAGGCGCGGCAATCGGCAAAAATCCCGGATCGGAAAAGTAAACGTAGTAGAGCGTGTTGTACGAAAGCCCGGCGACAGTGCTGGAGCCGAACGCGATGTCCGCCTGTCCGGGAACGCGCATCGAAAATCCCGCAATGTCGATTGTGGCGGATGCGCCCGCGTCGATTGCCGAAAGCGGATTGGAAAGCGGCCTGTAAGAAGCGTGTGCCGGGGTTAGCAGGCCGATGCTGGCCCCTGTTATGGTATATGGGTAGGCCGTGACATCGGCAACGTCCTGTTGCACGAGGCCAGACTGATTGAAAGAAGTGAACTTAAAATAAACCGTCGTGCCGATGAGTCCCACGTCATAGTCGTATCCCTCCACAGAGTCGTTAAACAGCAAGAACGATGCGCCAATCGGATGCGCGGCGATGGCCGAATTGTAAACGCCCCGGCGAATCAGTGTGCCGAGCGAGTAATTGTACGCACTTGTGAGCGAAGCGTTTTCGTAGGCGATGAGTTCGCCCGTCGTGGCCGTCGCGCTGGACGAAGGCGTTTGCTGCAAAATTCCGCTCGTCGAAATGGTGATTTGCCAAGCGGTGCCCGATGGCGAAGAGAGAATCTGGAATGCGGTCCCAGCGGCCATGCTTGGAGAAACCGGAGTCTGGAATAAAACTCCGGCAATCGTCACGCCGATTTGCCACGTCTGCCCGGATGAATCGTTGAGATATAGAAACGCCGCCGTGCCGGTCGCGGGGGATTGGAAAAGCACGCCCGCATCGGTAATCCCGAGCGCCCATTTGCCGCTGCCCGAGTCCGCAAGGATCGGCGAGAGCACAGGCCCCGGCGAGCCAGTCGCCCCAACAAACGCGAGCGAAGCAAACACGTTCGTCTCTTGCGCCGTGTACGAATTCAGCGCGCCGAACGATTCCGAAAGATTCACGCCAAAAGAATCCGTCGTGTCAGGATCGGTGTTGTTTGCCAGCGCGGATGTGAGTTGCCCCATCTGGCATTGCCCGATGGCCGTCGCAATTTGCTTATAGGTTGTGCCGTCGAGCGATATCCAGATTTCGCATCCGCCCCACGCGGGATTGGACCCGGAAAGCCCAAACCAGATCGAATGGCCAATCTGATCGTTCATCCGGGACAGCGCCTCAAAAATAATTGGCGTGTTGATATTCCCCGGCGGCGCGTACTGATTGACGCCGTTTGTCGTGGTCGATTGCTTCGGGTAAAGCGTTGGCCCGGCGCATCCCCACGGAAACTCTTCCGCCGTCATATCCAGCGTGCGGTCCTCTTGCTCGTCAATCGTGAGGATGCGGACAGGAACAGGCGAAGCGACGGGCAGAATGTTTCCAGCGGCGAAGCTTCCAACTTGCGCGTCGACAACGGAAGATCCCCATCCGAGCAAAATCCCCGGGTAGCCGTTCGTGTATTCGGAATCGGTCGCCGTGCAAATCACGTTCCCATTTATCGTGAGCGTGATGGTTGTACCCACGGCTGAGATTCCGAGAATGTCTCCCGCGTTTGGCGTGGCCGTCGCCGAAGCTAATACCGTTGAAAGATTTTTTACGATGCGAACAGTCTGCGACGTTCCTAGCGGGCTTGTAACTTCAGCCGCGTATCCGGTGTATGGCGAAGGCGCGCCAGGCCCATTCGTTCGCACCGTGACGGCAATTCCGCTGGCGCTCGCTCCGACATTGACAAGTCCGACCTGCGCGTACTGATCGTTTGTAAATGGCGAGTTGTAATACATCGAGCCAGGCGAGGCTCCGGCCGCTTCCACTAAATTTGAGATGAGTTGCAGATTAGACGATGCCCCCGGAAATGCAGCCCACGGTGAAGGCAGTGGACTCACGTTGGCGCTGAGAGTGTCGAGCGAAAAGGTGGGCGTAATCCCGCCCGGCGACATCCCCAAAAGCAACGGCGGAACGGTGATGAGGTCCATCGGATCGAGCAAGATGCGACTCTGGGGAAGTTTGAATTTGTATGTGTTGCGGATGTAAACGTCGCGCGCGAGACGCGTCGACGCGCACAGCGCCGCCGCGGTTTGCGTCGTAAAAAAATGGTAGGTCCGCTGCGATGCAGGACGGTACTTATAAAGATTGATCCCATTCAGGTCTTGCGCTTCGACGATGGAAGGGTTGTAGGAATTTCCACGGTCGGAGAATTCGATGCGCTCCGAATTGTACGCATCCTGGACGGATGGCCGCATGACTTGAATCGGCGGATCGGTGCCCTGCCTGATAAAATCATCCGCCGTCAAATCATAAACCGGATCGGTTGCCGGGGTGAATGTGACGCCGTTCCCCACCACGGTTGTATCGCCGTACGAGATGATTTTCAGCAGGCCATCGGATTCGACAATCTCCGAATTCGTCGCCTCCAAAATGTCCTTAATCCAATCCGCCGCCGTGCGCGAAGCATCCAAAAGCGGCGACATAAAAAGCCCGTTCGCCACGCAGTAATTGGAGTAGTTCGTCCAGTCTCCCAGTTCGCCCGAAGCAAGCCCGCATCCATAAAGCACATTCGTCAGAGTGTCATTCAGCACGGCGGAAGGATTGCAATCGCCCGCCGTGTTGAACGGTAGAAGCCCGTAAACCTCGAAATTCATGTTGGGCAAAACTCCGCCCATGCCAAGGTCGAATTGCGGCGAAGCGAGATAGGCAAGCGTGGTGTAGCCGATGGCCTGCGACGGGAAATTGGAAGTGAGGTAGCTCCAAGGCGCTTGCCCTTGTGTGCCAGTGAAAAGCGTAAACGGAATTGTGGAGATTGGGTCTTGCGGCACTCCGCCCGAAGTGAGCGGCGGCGAAAACGAATAGCTAATGCTCATCGTTTTGCCCACGTCGGCGGAATCGAAATGGTAGGTTGCGCCATTCGTCCCGTTGCGCGTGTACATCCCGGCTCCGGTCGGCGAGCCGCTGCCCTCGTACGTCATCGGCGTTTGCTGCACGCCCGTCAAAGTGATCGACCCGGGCGAGCCGTAATCGTTCGCCGTGACAGTGTATGAATCCCCGCGCGTGACGCCATCGTCGCCGAGGTAGGTAGGCTCATTCGTCGCGGTGTAGATGCCGCTGCCGCCCACGGTGTAGGTTTCCGTGGCCTCCTGTGTCGGAAGGTTGCCCTGCGTGTTCCAGACGGCCCCCGTGCGCGATATTGGCCCCTGGCACAGCCCGAGCATGATGGCCGCGCCGTAATCGTACTCGCCGCCGCCCTTCTTCCCGGAACCTGAGCCACTTGAGCCCTTCTTGCCGCCCTGAACGGTTTTCCAGAAGAAGTTTCCGTACCAGATGAGGTTCGGCGCGAGCCTCTGCCGGCCGTAAAGAATCGGAATCGGAAGCCCTTGCAGCGAGGTTTGAACGAGAATCCCGCCCAGCGTGTTTATCACGGGCGCGTATTTGTTTGTGAACAGGCCGCTCATCTTGGAGGTCCAAACACAGAAAAGAATCGCGGCGGATGCGCCCACCGAAACCGCTTGAGGTACGGATCGATCTCCGCGTTCACAAACTGCACGCCCGCGACAAAGAAACAGTGAACGAGTTCCGTTGGCCACCTCACGACAATGGCCGAATGCGAGTAGGCATGGCCCCACCAAAACATCGCAATGTCACCCGGGCCCGGATTCGCTGGAATCTCATGCGCGAATTTCTCAATCTGCCGAAGGTACATTTCGGGATCGAAGCCGGGCGCGTCCTTGTGCAAGTGCCATTGCTCCGGGACGTGGGGCGGATTGTAATCCGGCATGAGGCCCGCCGCGGAATAGCACGCGATCAGGAATTCGCCGCAATCGCAGCCCGCGCCTTTGATGCGAGATTCGTGTTTGAAGGGCGTTCCAATCCAAGTTTTCGCTTCGGCAATGACGGCAGCGCGGCCTTCGTTTTCGTTCATCACACACCCGTCTCTGGAATCGGGATGTAGGGCTTGCCCTGAAAATTTATGAGGTTATTGAATTTCCCGGAGCACGTCGCTTGCAACTTATCGCAGCCCGGATAGGCATTGAACGTGTCGCCCACGTTCGGCGCGAATGGCAGCGGAACCCATAGCAAGACTTGCCCGCTCGCATTCGCGTACTGCCGGATGCCGCGCGTCAGCCCATTGTTCACGCCCGAAGTGAATGTGAGGTATCCCTCGTCAAAATACTGATCGGGATTCGTGAGATTGGAATCGAAAAGAAGCGCGCCGCCCGATGCGGCAGCGCCCGACACGGCGAACGCGGACGCGCTCAGCGTGCATCCCGCGCCGTATAGCGGCCACTGGCATCCCGGCTGATACGTGAGATACGGGTACGGGATGGCCAGCAATTCCTTGCGCGATTTAATATCGAATTGCGCGTGCGCCTGGTCGCACGTCGAATCCGATACGTTCCCCTGAAAAAGAATGATTGAGCCGGCAGACCAATCGCCCCACGTCGCGGTAAAGAGCCGCTTGACGAGCACCAGCGCATTGTCCGTAAGCCCTTGCTGCACGGCTTGCATGAGCGCGGTTTGCTCAATGAGTTGCGCGGAGTTCGTAGGCGAAGCCCACAGGTTCAGTTTCAGTTCGTCCACTTCGACGCCGATGCGCCACTGAATCCCTTTGAGGTCAAGAAGCGGCCCGCGCGAAGAATAGGTGACGCTGGAATAGGTGATTGGCACGGGCGCGGTAGTCCAGTTGAAAACCGTCCCGTCCGCCAGCGTCATCGTGACGAGTTCGGCGATTTTCAAATTCTGGCTACTGGCCAGAAGGTCGATCATCGCGGTTGTCGCGGTTTTCACGTCCTGTCTTACTCTACAAATCCGCAGATTTGCTGAATGCTCAAAGAGACGGACTGTTGACTGCCATCCGCCGGGTGATTGGTTCCCGACCCGGAAGCCTGCACATTCACGCAAACGCCCTTCACTGTGTTGGCCGCCATCGCCTTCGCCACAATGTCCGCCACGGCGTCTTTCAGTTCCGCCTCTTCTTTTTGCAGACAGGTTATTTTTGCAAAATCTGCCGCGAGCCGTGCTGCCACAGGTCCGGGCTTCCCGATCGCCGATACGCTCCAAGACATTTAGTTTCTCCTTTTAGAGTCTGACTTGTACAAACGAGATTTTCTTCAGCGTCCAAAGCTGGTGAAGTTGCGTATCAAA